GAGAAGCGAAAGTTGCAGCTCGAAGAAGTCGCACGTAGATCTGGAATTCAGGGATACGTTGGACCTATTATGAGTTATGATGATCGCCTCGCATGGTACCGTGAGAAGTTTGACCTTTAGGTCGGCTTCATTGGCCCGCCCTGGGGGCCTTGTACCTTGGGCTACCGCAACTATGTGGTAGAAAAACTAAAAATAGTTGTTTGTGTTTGATTAACGCATGAATTGCTAGGTTCTGCATTACCTAGAATTTGTGGACAGCTACACAAGTAGTCATTGTATATATCGTTATTTAGCGATGGGGTGACGCCCAATAAAATAGCACTGTTATGTTGTCGATTGATGTACCGCACATAATATTTCATAAATTTACATTACTTATCTTCATACTATTTTTGAGGGCGTGGACCTCAATAAAAACCACGAATTAGATACCGCTATGCGGGACATCCATCGCGTTGAGTCTTTCGACGAGTTGGATGAGGTGAAAGTCCTCAAATGCCGTAACAAGCAACTGAAAGACAAGTTGGCGAAGAAGTATCGCCATGTCAAGCAACTCGAAAAGAGAATTGCAACACTTGAAGGCATGGTTATGATCTCACAGTCTGGTATGGTTTCTGATGAACAACCACCACCGGGAGTAGAGGAATATGAAACTTCTCAACAAACCGATCAGCAAATTACTGCTTTCGCAGATCAAGATGCAGGTTGGGTGACAGAGAAGGTTGGAACTTATGATGCCACCATGGATTTAGCTAACAATATGGATAGCAGTTTAGCTTCCTTTTTGGGTCGACCGATTCGTCAGTCGGCTCAAACTTGGGTAGTTGGACAACCATTCTTTTACAAGTTTAATCCTTGGGCAGCGTTTTGTACTAATTCTAAAGTAAATGATAAGATCACAAATTTTCAATTGCTTCGCATGAAGCTACATGTTAAGATCGTCATTTCAGGGACCAAATTTCACTATGGTCGCGCTTTGGTTAGTTATGATCCGTTCAAACGCAATGATCAGATTACTGTTGATAGGAATTTTATTCAACAGGACTTGATTATGGCCTCACAAAAACCACATATTTTCTTGAATCCTACCAAGAACAGTGGAGGAGAAATGTGTTTACCTTTCTTTTATGATAAGAATTACATGAGAATCCCCACTGGAGATTGGGACGAGATGGGTCAGATTGTTATCTCTTCTTTTGGAAATCTTCTCCACGCAAATGGAGGAGACGATCCTGTTACGATTACCACCTATATTTGGGCTGAGGATGTTGTATTGACTGTGCCTACACAGTCAACAGCACCTTTGACTTCTCAAAGTGGTCGTCGAACGAACAGGAAAAGTAAGAAGGATCAATCTAATACGATCAATTCTCAGGACGAGTATGGTTCTGGTATTATCTCTAAGCCAGCTGCGGCAATAGCCAAGGCTGCTGGAGCTTTATCCGAATTACCATTAATTGGGCCTTATATGACTGCAACGCAGATTGGTGCGGGAGCAGTTGGAAAGGTAGCTCAAATGTTTGGCTATAGTAGGCCGAATGTTATTTCTGATATTCAGTTGTATAAGCCTTTGCCTGCGGGTAATTTGGCTAACACTGATGCTGCTGATGCTTCACAGAAACTTACTCTGGATAGCAAGGCAGAATTGACTGTAGATTCTCGGACCGTTGGTTTGGATGGATCAGATGAGATGGGAATATTGGACTATGTCAAGAGAGAGTCGTTTTTGACCAGCTTTGCTTGGTCACCAAGTGATTCTGTTGATGATTTGCTTTGGAACACTCGTGTGTTGCCAATGCAATTGGACAATATTAATGGTGAAATTCATATGACGCCATTAGCCCATATGGCTACAGCTTTCGAGTCGTGGCAAGGGTCCATCAAATTCAGATTTCAGATTGTCAAGAGTGATTTTCACAAGGGAAGGATACTAGTTCGCTGGGATCCTAACCAATTGTTGTCGTCGATCGACTACAATGTTAATTATTCACGTGTTATTGACATTGCTGAAACAGATGATTTCGAAATTGTTGTTGGATGGGGTCAAAAAGATCCTTTCCTCAACTGTGGTGCTCCGTATAGTACGGGTTCCAATTTTTCATCTGTGCAAAGATTGTTATCTTCTGGCGAGTCAAATGGAATTTTGGAAGTTGCAGTGCTCAATGACTTGGTATCACCAAGTGTTGATGCACCGATCTCCATCAATGTGTTTGTGTCTGCTTGCGATGATTTCAAGCTTGCAGCACCTACCAACAATAATATGGAAGATTTGCACCTCTTCCCAGAAATTTTGCCGTCACAGTCAGGTTCACCCAATGTTGAAACTGGTGATATGACTTCGTCAGACAAGCCCACATCGTCTGGCGAATTGCAGACTATTGCAAAGCAAAGTGACCAAAATGACAATACCTTTTTGGTGTTCTATGGTGATCCACCGTGTTCTATTCGTGAATTGTGCAAACGATACACGTATACACGTACTTGGGCACCAGAAGACGCGCCTCCCGATTCTATAGAGCTAGCTAAGTTAACAAACAAAGCTATGCCTTATTATACAGGTTGGGATCCCAATGGTATTAGTACAAGTGAGGTGTCTGCGAACAAACTCACAGTTGGTTCAACTGCTTATAGTAGTTGGTTTATTCCTTCGTATGCTGGTTGGCGTGGTTCATTTCGTAAGAAATACTATTTCTTCGGAAACACCATCCAAACACCGTTAGTCATTCGAGGAGGATCGGCTGCTACTGGCAATGGTTTTTTCGATACTTCAGCTTCGTCACTCACTAATTCCAAAGCTTATTTATCAAAGTTCGTTTCATCGAAATTTGGTAATGGAAGTGGTGCCGGAACTGCAGCGCAGAATACCAGAGTCAATACAACGATTGAAGCTGAATTCCCCTACTACAAGAGGACTCGGTTTTCAAATGCTCGTGTTGTTCGTGCTCAGGGATTGGATTGCAATTCACATGTTGTCCAAACACAAGAAGTGAATATTTCCACTCAGGGTCCTAGACCCGAGTTGTTCAATATTGCTTACCAGCAACATGATGCTGTTGGTGAGGATTTCAGTTTGTTTTTCTTCACTGGCGTCCCAATATACTACAAGTATGACGTCGATGAAACGAGCTAAAGAACTTTTTCATTTTACATTTTATAATTTATATATATTATTTCACAGGATTTATTTCGTAAGAATCCGACCTGTGATCTTATTTAGGATTCGGTTAACGACCATGCAACTATGGAAACATAGGTATGGAAGTAACCTTGGAGCTGACCTCCAAGTGCGGCGCTAACGCGTCGTGAGACTAATCTAACTCTTTTGTAAGGGTTGACCTAGGTATTTTACCTCGAGATTAGTCTCGAGGCTTTTAGCTTAGGTCAGGCCTTTAAGAGTCAGACAGTCTCGCCTG